TATGCGTATGGGTTAAGGAGTAGTATTTACTTCCAAATATTGCGTTTAAAAGGTCAAGTGTAACTATTAATCCATCAATACCAGTATTGTAGCCCTGTGTAAATTCTTTATGGGCACAATATTTTCTTTTTTTAGACCGGCCATAAACTGCGATTAATACAAGTTCTTTTTTCATTTCATCACCTCCGCCTTATACTGTCTTTTAAGTATAATATCAACCACCCCTGATTCGGGTAGTGTCTGGCAAGCATAGCATATTCCGAATGTAATTGTCGCCCAGTCATTAAGCACCACCCTAATTCTGTCCCTGGCTATTAAGTTCCGGCAAATGTGGCATGGGTAGTTCGGGTTTTTGATGTGTTCTATTATTTGCATAATTCCCCCTTTAAATTTATTGAAACATCCTCATTAAAAATAGCTTCGTCATTAGCCTCTATTATGGCGTGGTTAACTCCTCAATTAATTGCCGATACTCGTTTAGTTCATCTAGGGTAGCCCTTCTCAATATTTCACCGCACTCCAGACAAACCACATCTCCGCTTTGCGTATCTACTACTGCGGCTCCCGTACAGTAGCAGCAATAAAGTTTTTTGTTTTTAACTCTCTCCAATACAGGCATATTTCCCCCCCTTTTTTTAGTTAGTGGTTAACTTCTCAGTCCTGCGATCAATCCTCAATATATTGTTTTATAATTTCGGTTGCTTCTTCAGGGGCATTTTTTACTGCTAATTCGAGGATTTTTGGATCGTCTATGCCCAGCCTCCGCCCGTATGCCAAATCCATTAATATATCAATTCTGCGCACTCCGCAATTATCAATGCCGATCAATAGGTGGGCATCCTCTTCCTCGCTATTTGCATCAATAACACCGCGCGGTACTATCAGTAATTTATAGCGGATATTTTTTTCTAAATTATCCTCACCATCCCATGCCGTTAAAAACTCGCTATTTTCCCAAATTTCGTTATCCATGTTTTACCCCCCTTAGAATTAATGTTTTTTGCTCTTGCAATTATATACAAGCGATTTCCGTGCCAAGTTGCACTAAAACATCAAAATAAGTTGTAAACATTGGAATTAATTAAGGATAATAATTTATATCGCTAAATATCAAAACCTGGTTATAAGTTATTTTTTTGCAAAATGCTATGGTCTAATTTGCAAAATGCAAATGGCATGTAAAATATCTAATAAAATAACATAGTTACACACCAGTGCAAAATGCCATGCCTGTTTCGCAGATTGCAAATGAGTTAAAAGGTTGATATGATTGACAAAAAGGTCTAATGGCTGGTTTTAATGCAGGTAAAATGCAAAAATATTGATATTTGTTGTTGACAGCATTATCTGAGTATAGTAAGGGTAAGGTAGGCTATTTATAGACTTTAGTAGCCTAACCTTCATTAAGCCCCGGCTGGGGTTCTGCGGGGAGATTATCTGGCCGGGGCATAGGTGATATATGGAGATAGTTGAGATATCAAAACGCATTCAGCAAGTCAGGGTGTGGAATAGAGAGCATCCTATCGGTACCCTCATAATATTTATGCGTGACAATATGCACCAGACTGCAACTACGCTATCACAAGCAATCATTCATCCGAACCCAAAAACCGGGCTACCATCTGTCAAAACAGATCATCCACTATACAGCTATATCCCTCTTGACGACATTTCCATTGAAGCAGAGGAGACACAGAGTTTTATGAAGCAAGTCAATATATTTGACGACTCAAAGGCAGAGATTGAGAGGGCCAATATATGAACATTATCCGATCATTCATACTTGAAGAATACAACAAGATACCTCATAATCTAAGAGAGGTATTTATCGGCGCTCCAATGCATAAGCAAAGACTATAAAAGAGAGGTTAAAATGAAAAAACTCATTACATTACTTATCGCAGTAATTGTGTTGGCGTTTAACTCCAACGCTATCGCAAATGATATGTATATTGGAGTAGGCGGTACTTATGCTATTGAGGATTTTAACACAAATGTGGATTTTGATAATACCGAGGGGTTAAACCTAAAAACCGGCTATAAATTTGATAAAAATATATCCATTGAATTGAGCTATGATTATTTACCTGGTTTTACTTGGACAGATGGAGATATAAGCGCAGAGGCCGACATTGAGACATTAATGCTTGCCGTTAAGATTACAGCCGGAGACAAAGTTAAGCCATACCTTACAGGCGGTGCAGGACTCATGCGAGGTGACCTTAATGTATCATATCTTGGCCAGTCTGTATCAGTATCAGAAAATGGCATGTGCGCTAAAACAGGAATAGGTATTGACTATTTTATTAAGGATAATATCTCAATCGGGTTTGAGAGTAGTTATATATGGGGTTTAAATGATATGGATGGAGTTGATTATGTTACGGTAACATATGGAATCGCTTATCATTTCTAAAACACGATAAGATATGGAGTGTGAGGGTAAAAAATGACAGCTAAGAAAGACCCAAAAGACTACAAAAAAATGGGGCGACCAACGAAATATAAACCAGAGTATTGCCAAGCTATAATTGATTTTTTTTCAATTCCACGTACAGATAAAAAAGGCAGCGCTTGTGACCCTCCGTTTCTCATAGATTTCTGTTTAAGCATTGGAATTAATCAAGATACTATGCACGAGTGGGTTTCAGTCCATCCAAACTTTTCCGAAGCCTATAAGATAGCGAAGTTAAAACAGGAACAGTTTTTAGCCATTAATGCCATCCAAGATCGTTATAACGCAAGCTTTGCGTGGCGCACTATGATGAATGTTTGCGGCTGGCGTGATAAACAAGATGTTGACCAAAAAATAAAACTACCACCAGGACTAAAGATTTCTTTTGAAACAGAATGAAATTGAGATTAAACTACCGCCTAAGTTTAAAGGGTTGTTTAAACCTGCAAGATATAAAATATACTATGGTGGGAGAGGCGGTGCTAAAAGCTGGACGATAGCTACAGCGTTAATATCACGGGCGTACACAGAGCCATTACGGATATTATGCACAAGAGAATTTCAATCATCAATAGCAGACTCAGTACACAGATTAATATCAGATCAAATACAGGCATTAGGTTTATCTCAATGGTTTGATATAACACGCACGTCGATCACAAGTACGGCGGGCGCTCAGTTCTTTTTCAAAGGGTTAAGGCACTCAATACAGGAGATAAAATCAACGGAGGGCATCGATATTGTATGGGTTGAGGAAGCGCAGGTAATATCGCAGAATAGTTGGAGAATCCTCATTCCAACTATACGAAAAGAAGCCTCTGAAATCTGGATATCGTTCAATCCTGAGATGGACACAGACCCGACATATCAGCGGTTTGTGATTAATACTCCGCCTAATAGTGTAATAGAAAAGGTTGGATGGCAGGACAATCCCTATTTTCCTGATGTATTAGACGCTGAGAGGCGTTATATGCTGTCAATAGACCCAGAAGCATACCAACACGTATGGGAGGGGTTTTGTAGGCAGATCAGCGACGCACAGATATTCAGGGGTAGGTTTTCAGTTGAAACATTTGACGAGCCACCACCAAACACACGATTGTATTACGGATTGGATTTTGGTTTTTCTCAATCACCAACGGCGCTTATAAGATGCTGGATTAATAATAAAACTCTCTATATTGATTATGAGGCATACGGGATAGGGGTTGAGTTAGATGATATGCCGGAATTTATAGGCGTTGTTCCAGGGGCCGACAAGTGGCCGATAATGGCAGATAATGCAAGACCTGAAACCATTAGTCATTTAAGGCGTAGGGGTTATAATGTAGAGGCAGCACCCAAATGGGGCGGGTCGGTTGAGGATGGAATTGCCATAATAAAGGGATTCCAACGTATTGTGATACATGAGAGATGTGAGCATACAGCAACGGATTTTAGGTTATATAGTTACAAGGTTGATCAGCAGACAGAGGATGTGCTACCATTGATTGAGAAGAAGTGGGACGACTGTTGTTTGATTGCGGGAACAATGGTTGCAACAATCAACGGAGATATTCCAATAGAAAACATTAAAACAGGCGATCTCGTTTTAACTAGGGATGGATATAAAAAAGTTTTATTTTCAGGTGCAACTGGACACAATAGACCAATTGTAAAAGTAAAAATAGGTAAAAAAACAATTGTTTGTACGCCAGATCATAAAATTTTTTTAGAAAAAAAAGGCTTTACTTTTGCCGATGCTTTGCGTTATGGTGACCTATCATTAACACTAACGGAGGATAGGTCATGGTCGAAACAATTAAATACAACGGGAACACGTATAGAAGGTATCCGGCCAGTCGTAATAGAACATTTAAGTTATATTTTTACAGAATGGAAAACAAAGTTAATAAAGTCCCTGTCGCACTACATAGACAAGTATGGCAAGATTATAATGGAGATATTCCTAAAGGATATCATATCCACCATAAAGACGGCGATACATCAAACAATAATGTTTCAAACCTTTCCTGTCTTTCTCCAGTCGAACATTACAGCAAACACAAGCGAACCGAAAAACAAAAAATCGAGAATAAAATCCATCTTGATAAAATTAGACACCTTACTAAAAAATGGCATGCAAGCCCTGAAGGTATTGAAAAACATAGAGAAATCGGGGCTCTCACATATAAAAACTTTATTCCAATCGAGAAAGAATGTAAGCAATGCGGCTGTATGTTTCTACCAAAACAAATTGGCAACAGAGACAAATTCTGTTCAAACAAATGTAAATCTGCATGGAGGAGATTATCTGGCATTGATGATGTCAAAAGAGAATGCGTGTTGTGTGGGAAGCTCTTTACCTCGAACAAATATAAAAAAGCCAAATATTGTTCAAAGTCGTGTTCACAGCGTGTTGCCAGTAGGAACCGCAGACCACGTTTACGATCTAACAGTGGAAGATTCTCATGAATTTTTTGCAAATGGAATTTTGGTTCATAATTGCGACGCTATAAGATACGCTCTTGTAGGCGTGATTAGAGAGCCAAATTTCTTTGATAATTGTGTATATCAGGATTTTCCAGGGGGATAAGATGATAAAAAATTGTGAGCAATGCAATAAAGAGTTTGAAGCAAAAAGGGACACGGCTAAATATTGTTCAACCAAATGTAGGAAGTTAGCGTTCTTAAAAAAGGACATTACCGTTCCTGAGAACGATAAGGGTCGAGTTAGCGTTCCAAAAACTACCGTTCCTAAAGTTAGCGTTCCTTTAAGTTTTAATGACATATATTCGCCGGATTATGATTTATCTGAGGAGGGATTTATCCGAAGGAATAAAAACTGGATGGACTTTTCAGAAAGATTCAGGGAAAACATTAAAACAGACATCAAGCGAATTAGAAAAAGAATAATTAATGGAATAAAAGAAGCCAAGAAAGACCGAAAACACACTTTAATTAATCCACTATTAAATACAACGCTCGCACCTAAAACATGAAACCAATAATTAAACTCATAACTCATAAACATGCTTGGGAATTATACCAGGCCCGCAGAGACGAAGCTATCGTTACCAATCAGCCATTAATTGAGAACCCCTACTGGTTTGAAAACACCGAAACCGGCCAGTTATATTATAATATATTTGCCTGTATAGGATGGCCGACAGAAGTAACCGATAAAGATCATGGACTCCCAGGATATGCAGCAATTGTTGGAGTAGTCAGGCCGGATGACTCAAAAGAACACACCGACCCAACAAACGCTGTATTTCAACTATTGGCAGAGGCACAATCGGCGGATATTCTAACGTTATTAGACAGTTGTCTCGAAATGCGAGAAAAGTATGGATACGGATGCCAACCCGATTTATTAAGAGTTTGGCTGGGAGATGCGGAGAGGTTTTTAACGTCCTTAGCACTTTATAATGAAAGACTATTACGCAAGTATAATAATGGAAATCACGCTTTACTTGTGAGTCCGCCGGATGATTTTTACACACCTTCTGTATTTGACCAGTATGTTAGGAGTTTAAGAGCGAGTTTGCTTCCTGGGAAAATTAGATTCTATTTCGGCGGGAACGATATATTGAGAAACAGGCTAAGAGAATTTAGATCGGACGACCCTGCGGTTATGGCAATAGGTGGGTTGGTTCATTCGCTTTTAAATAGATGTATGTGGATGAAACAGTCTGAAAAAACTATGTTTACAGTAAATGAAGATTCGAGGGCGGCATGAAAGATTTCTGGACAATCATAATCATATTCGCAAGCGGTTCCTTTATTACCATGCTCGGTGTTTTTTTAGGTAGTTGGGTGATGTTTAAAGGCCAGTCGGCTGTACCGAACGAAAGTTTTATAGGTAGGTCTCCTAAGGGTGATGCGTTTACTATTAGCGACGGCCTTGACGAGCCTGAATTCCCAGATGAACCCGGAGAAGATGAAAAGAAAGTGTTGGAACGAACTAATGATTTTTTGAGAAGCTTAGGAGTGTAAATGGAAAACTTAAGAGTTCAATGCCCCGGTTGTAAGCGTGTCATGCACAAGACAACTGCAAACTACAATCCTGACGTGCGGCCAAACGGAGCTATGGTTAGTTTGTTAGATCCTTGGAAGTCTCGCGGATGGGATTGTTTTGATGACGGAGGCCGGTGTATGTATAGCACCATGGCCTCAATGATGAACTGTCCGGCTTGCGCTGCTGCATTAGCTCCAAGTGGTAGATTGACGATCGTACCAGAACCGGAAAAAGTTAAGACACAAGCTGAGATTAATCAGGAAAAAATCAAAGCCACACAATCCGATGTAGAGAAAATTCCTGCCGGTTTTCCATGCCCTGAATGTGGCAAGATATGCAAATCTAAGTTTGGACTGGGTAGCCATATGAGGATGCATAAAAGGTAAGGAGAAAATAATTGACACGGACATAATATATAGTGTAGAGAGTAAAAAAGAGTACTATATTAATGAAAACATCAAAAAAACCAAACTCGAAAGAGCACCAGTTCTATCAGCGCTATCCTGGTGCAGCCAAAAGTGACCACCTGGTCATTCGGAAAGATTACGGGCTGATGCACTGCTGTGAGGTAGAGCGAACGAAAAAAAACAATGACCGGTCTCAGGTTAGAGTAATTAACCTAAAAGGACGGACTCCCTTTGACGATAAGAGGGATAAACGGGATTCTAATTATTGCATCCAAAGGAACTATTCTTACAAGGATGGTCCGGTTTTTGGCGAAACCGAAACGACCAAAGCAAGGTGTTTAGGCTCACAATACGAGTCGCCCGATAAGGCAATTTGTTTTTTCCCTCTGGGTTTTTAACGGTACCGGAGTCCCTATATAGATTAAGGTAGGGATGCAAGGAAAGATGTCCTTTTTTTGGATAGAAAATGACCAGGTGGTCATGGAATGAATAAATACAGATAGTTACGAAAAAACCGATGTGAGCTATAGGATAAGCCGATGAGAAAAAGCAAAGAATATTTATTTAAACATAAACAACAATTTAACCGTGCTCGCACATTAAATGAGAAGCATCAGGGTTTATCGGCAGAAGAGCTGTTGGTAAAATATTATACTGAACACCCAAGGCCAATTAAACAAGGTTTAGAAAGAGTAAATAGAATGTTTAGGAGATTTGATTGATGCTTGATGATAAATGGGATCTACAAACAGCGCCTCCCCGCGGGCATAAAGACGTAGCATCATACGCAGAAAATCTTTTTGATATTGCAGATGCAGAGAAAAAGCGATTAAAAAAGAATGAAGATTTTCTTTTAAACTATTCCCTTTATCGTGGTAAAAAACAAGTCAACATTAAAAATTCTCAATCCACTCCTGTAAATTTATACTTTTCCAATATTGAACGAACTGTAGCTAATATCACGGCACGGCAACCCCAAGGTGAAGTCGTTGATTTGGATGGATTTGAAGACGATGCTGAAGACATCCTTTCGATGAAGCTTCAGAAGTGGTGGAAACAGACCAATCAGCAAACCAAAACCAAAGCTACAGCACGGACAATGGAAGTTTACGGCATAACAATTGAAAAGCCGTTATGGGACAAAGTTAAGACAAGACCTGACATAATGCCAACAGACCCTTTTGCCTTCTTCCCCGCACCTGGGAATTGGGATAATATATCAGAAGAAGCCCCTTATATTTGTTTTGCATATCTTGATTTTGTCAGCAAAGTTGAGAAGGAGTTTAACGTTAAAGACATACTCCCAGAGAACGCCTATGAACTATTAGGAGCTGTGAGAGAAGAATACAAAACTACTCAACAGCAGCAGAGAATAGGCAATTATGATGATGCTCTGATTTCTGCTGACAGGCAAAAGGGTGCTGATGAGAAAATAGAGAGATGTCTTATAAAAGAAATATGGTTAAGAGACACTTCAACCCATATCGTTACTGAAGAAATCCCTATTTTAGACGAAGACGATATACCGATTCTTGATGAAAACAATAATCCCCTGGTTGAAATAATTAAAACAAAAAAACAAATCTATCCTGATGGAATACGCAAAATAACCATATGTAAGGCAAAAAAAGATGGGTCAACAGACAGTTGTGTTGTTTTAGACGATAGTGCAAATCCGAACATTAACCCATCGCTTCCAGTAGAACTTGCATCAAAAACATATCCTTGGGGCAGGCTTCCGGTTTATACGGCTAATTCTTACAAAGATTTAATTTCAATTTGGGGATTTGCAGCCGCTGAACAGGTTGGTGATCTTTTGATTAAAATCAACAAAATACTCACTAAACTTGTTAATTATGTTATTAATGTCATGGCTCCACCGCTAATAGTTCAACAGCATTGCGGGATAACACGGGCAATGATAGAGGAAAGCTTAACAAAAGGTGGTAGGTTAGTATTAATGCCATCAACCCCGACCGCTCGTATTGAGTTTATGCAGATACCGAACCTTCCAGCCACATTCTTTCAGGTGCTTGATTTAATTGTACGGTTCTTTGATAGGCTTTATGCCACTGAATCCGCCGATAGGGGTGAAGCTCCAAGGGGTGTGGTAGCTGCCTCTGCAATAGTCGCATTACAGGAACGCAACCAAGTTCTCATGCAAGCCAAAACGTCTGCAATAGAGTCAATCACAGAGGAAAGGAGCCGTTGGGCTATAGGACTATGGCAGAATTTTGGTACAAGCACGGAGCTTATAGAGGTTGCTGATGAGATGGTTCCATTTGTCGGTGTTAATTATGCAGGTAGAGAATTTTCATATGTAGTAGAAAGCGGCTCATCAACTCCAAGGACTTCATTGCAAATTCAGGAAATAGCTGGTAAATTGTTTGAATTAAGAGCTATAGACCGGAGAGCGTTGCTTGAATCGGTCAATTTCCCAAAATGGCAAGAGATTATTGAGCGTATGGGTGAAACCGAACTCGATGCTGCTCTACAGATTTTAATTGATGCCGGCTTACCCGAAGAACAAGCCATGCAAATGAAACAATTTTTAATGCAACCGGGTCAAAATAAGAACAATCCTAAAACCACTGGTGAAAAAACAGCAAGGCCGGGCGTACCCAAAGAACAACAATAGGGGATAGGGTCATTCTCGAAAACTGGCGTTGCAGGAGTAACGTGGCATAAACGAACCCAAAAATGGTGTGTTACTATCGATAAAAATTACATTGGGTTATTTATGGATTTAGAAAAAGCTAAAGAAGCTCGTAAACAAGCAGAACAAAAATATTGGGGGAAGAATATTGCCACTTTATAATTTTGAATGTTTATCTTGCGGAAGTATAAAGGAAGAGGTTTTTCATATAGATGATTGCCCTAAATCAATTCTTTGTGATTGTGGGAGTCAGGCTAAAAAGGTTATAATGATAGGGCATGGTGGCTTGCAATTAGACCGAGAGCGTAATATTCCTTGGCTAAAATCAGCAGTTAAAACACTTCAACCTGATTGCGAAAGACCGATAACGACAAGAACCGAGTACAATAACTACATAAAAGAAAAAGGTCTAATTCCAGTTGGATAGTGAAATGATTGACAGTTTATTATCAGACATAAAAAAACATCTTGCAAATTCGCTATGGTTTGTGAAATGGTTAAGCACCAAGCCTACTGGACAGTTTATAATTAAGGTTGATATAGGCCAGGGTAGCGTGAGGGGTAAGCCTAAAGTATCTATAACGGAGAATGTATGATGGGATTAAGTAAAAAAGTAATTGACAACCATATCAAACAAGAGTGGCGTACTGAAAAAGACGTATTATGCTCTTTGCCTTTTTATTCTGAAGAAATGGCAAAAGCTTTTCATGATGGAATGGTTCAATATATCTGCCATATGCGCTTTAGGAAAAAAGGCAACAAAAACCCTATACCCACTTCTCCTTTTGATTTGCCAAAAATCAACGGTTGTTATGGAGTAAATCAACTTAAAGGTAAAGATGCTTCAAATAAAACATTAAGAGATATGTGCGCTAAAAACGCAATAACCGTATTGTTAGAACATGCTAAAGATAATTATGGTTTTAACTGGGAAGATTTTGAGGTCTGGAATATAAACACACATAAGTTTGAGGCTGTACGTGGCGTTGCATAGACGAAACAGTATAAACGATTGCTATTTGTACCAATTTGAGAGCGGTTTTGGTAAAATAAAATTTCATTGTCAAATTTGTTCTCTCTCAAAAGGAAATGATAAGTTTTATAGATTTTGGCTTATTGCAAGGTTTCATGTGTTTTTACATGAAATTGTTGGCAGGTTTAATCATTGGAGAACAAAAGGTGTTAAACCTGAGCTACCAGGAAAAGACATTAACAAAAAAGAATTTACCGAGCTTAAAGATTTAAGAGATATTATACTCAAAACTCGTACTGACGAAATATATTATTCTCCAGATAAATACAACAAGCTAAAACAACAATTTGTTAATTATACAAGCGAATCTTGTCTTTGGAGAAAAAATATATTGGAAGAAAACTTTATATTTAAAGGGACAACGATAATTTGCGACCATGTCTAAATAAAAAGGGAGAGCTATTAAGCATTGAAGATATTGAGTTGTTTAAAAAATGTTTATGGCTTGTAAAAACAAACCTGTATTACCAAATATAATTACGAATTATTAAAATAGACAGAGATAAAAAGATTGAGTTTAATGTATGTAAAGAATGTAATGAGGTAGAATGGATAATTTCTAATAAATAATTTAATCGGATACAAACAGCCCTGAGAGATCAGGATACTTTAAGCCCGATATTGACGATAAAAGCAAAAAAATTGCTTCGTTGGTATCGGGTTTTTTATTTTAACAATTAAACTTGAGGACACCCATAGAGAGACCCAAAAGGGACAAATCTCAAATGGCCTCGAAGGAGAGAACAATGGCAGAAGAAAACAAATCAGGCGATGTAAGTGATGAGAACGGTAATGAGGGTGATGAAAACTATCTTGGTTCATGGAAAACAAAAGAAGCCGCTGAGGTAGGGCTTCAGAACATGCAGACCATGCTTGACAATCAGGGTAATGAAGTGGGTGCTTTGAGAAAGCAGAATGAGTTTACACAGAAGGTTATTGAAGATCTTCAAGTTGAACGAGCTGCTGCTCCACAAGAAAACACCGGACTCCCGAATTACGATCAAGAGATGGCAGCTATCCAAAAGGATATGGCAAAGCTTGACCCTGTTGATGACAATTATCAATCCGACATGGCAGCATTGTCAAATTCTCTAATAGCTTTAGCTGGAAAAGCGCAGCATGAAAAGACACTATCTGCTGCAACCGCAGCTTTTAAACAAGAGCTTGATGAAAGAGATGTTAAAGCTACTCATGCATCATTTTATAGAGACAATCCTGATTTTAACACGCCGGAAATGCAAGCAAAGATTCAGGAATATCTTGCAAAAGACACGACCGGCATGAGCGATTCGCTTGTAGCGTATCGTGAGATTCAAAGGGACATGGCTGCAATTAAAGCAAAACAGCTCAAAGAAGAAAACGCAGAGCTGAAACGCCTTGCTGATCTTGCTAAAGGAGCAAGTGAAACAGGCAAGGTCATAACCAAAGGCCAGAGTCCGCAACAACAAAAAACAAATCAACCTAAAACAACGGGTGCAGAAAGAGACGCTGGGATGCAAGCTGTATTAGACAATCTCAGGGGTTAAACCTGCGCTAAGTTGTGCAGGAGGAATAAATTATGAGTTTAATTAATCAGTTAAATGCAACAACAGAATATTACTGGCTTCAGACTAAGCCGGAAGATATTTTAAATACCGCCTCGGCATTGCTTTGGAAATTAATGGGCAATGCGATCAAGGCCGGTAATTGGGAAGTACAGCCACATGAAATTGTAGATGGCGGATTGATGGTTAAGGTTCCGATTGAGTACGCTAATTCAAATTCAGGTGCTTATGGAGCTACTACAGTCATTAATCAGTCAAAGGTCAACCTGTTAGATGCTGCAAGGTTCAGATGGGCTGGTGTTTATGGGTCTAATACACTTAACCTTGATGATCTTACCCAGAACACAGGCGATGCGGCTATAATTTCATTAACCAACCAGTATATGCAGAGCATTAAAAAAGCTGCCAGGGTAAAAATGGCCTCTGATGTGATTTCTGCTGCTGCTGGCTCAACCAGCATTAACGGCCTTGGAGACCTCTTTAATACTACCACTTCTACAGAGTACGGAAGTATTGACGAAGATGAAATGGCGAACTGGAAAGCTAATGTAATCACCACGACCGAGGAGATTTCCTTTGAAGTTATGCAGAAAATCTTCAGGACAGTAGATATGGGCGGTTTTGCTGGCATGCTTCCGAATTTCTGCTGTACTACACAGAAACTTGTGGATGGCTATGAAAGATCACTCCATCCGCAACAGAGGTATAAAGAAGCTAAAATGGTAGAGGCAGGATGGGACAATATAGTTCATAAGGGAGCGCCGCTTGTAGCCGATAAGGGTTATACTGCCGGTACTCTGGACGCATTGAACCTGAACTATCTGTCTCTCAGAAGCCATAAAGACTACAACTTTACTGCCCCAAAATGGGTAACAAAGGAAGTCTTAGGCCAGCCGGATGTGATTACAGCAAATACCCGCTGGAGAGGCAATCTATTTTGTAGTAGCAGGCGTATGAATGTTCGACATACGAATTTGACTGAGCCTGCATAATCGTAACCAATTGAGGGATAGGGTAGCTCCCGAAAAACTGGTAAGTCCTAACCAGCTTCCCTCATTTAAAGATAGGATGTGTTGAAAGGACATAAAATAAACCCCTTTTTAAGCTGGGAAGCTGTACGTTGAGAGCTTCTAAAAAAGGAGAAATATTATGGGAGAACGTATTTTGTCGGTAGGCGGCAATAAAGCAAGCCGTCCTATAGAAGATTTTATGATAGGTATTGTTGGGACTGAGTATTATGTCGGTCCCAATGCGTCAGGAGCCGGAGACGATGGCCGGTCTGGAAAGTCGAAAGAAACAAGCCTTGCTACGCTTCAGGCGGCTATTGACTTGGCGACTGCAAGCAAGAACGATATTGTTTATCTTTTGCCAGGCCATGCTGAGACAGTTGCTACGGCTGGAGCTATTGATATAAATGAAATCGGCCTGAGGGTTATTAATTTAGGAAAAGGGGCATTGGCAGCCACTTTTACATTTAGTGCTGTTGATGCCACAATAACTATGACAGCAGCCTCTTGCAGTATAGAGGGTTATCCGATATTTAAGCCGTCTATTGATGCTGTGGTTTCACCATTGGTAGTAAGCGCAGCCGATTGTAGGGCTGATATTTATATCCAAGATGCCAGCGCCACAGTCGAATGTGAAAGGGCAATATTAACTACTGCTGCCGCAGACCGCTTTGTTGCGAACGTGAAACATCGAGGCTTTATAGCAGGGAATGCATGTGTGAACTCTGTTAGGCTGGTCGGAGTAGATACCGCAAGGATTGAAGTCGATTTTTACGGAGTTGCTTCAACCTCAATAGTTGAGTTTCACACCACAGCTTGCCACGACATTGTCGTTAAGGGTAAGTTTTATAATGACGGAACAAGCCTTACCAAGAATGTAGTTGATACAGTTACCGGTTCAACATGGTCAGTTAAGGGCTGGGACGGTAATTCGAATGCTAATTTTTCAGGCGGTGATAATGCAGCCGTTGCCGGTGATGATATTTCGACATTATCAACAGCAGTCGCAACGGTTGACACTGTAGTAGATTCTATTCTTGCTGACACCGGAACTGACGGAGTTGTTCTTGGCGCTGATGCTATTACGGCAGCCAAAATTGGAGACGATGCTCTGAGTGAAGAGCATTTTGATGTTGACTCAGGTATGAAGATGATTCTTGGCGAGGTTGTAAATAAAGCTGCAACGACCCTACCACAGACCACAGCCACAGCTCAATTTACTATTGCGGGTGGTAGGGTTTTAGTGACTTCTATTGTTGGAGAAGTAACAACTGTAATTCAAACACAGGCTAATAATACTAAATTAGTAGCCAATCCAACTACCGGTACATCAGTTGATATGTGCGCAGTACTTGATATTTCAGCAGATGAGGTTGGCTGTCTATATGGTATTACAGGAACTCCCGCAGATGCTTTGGTTGGCACTAATGCAGGCTTGACGGTAGGTTTAAATAATAGTGGAATTGTTGTTAATGTTGGCACTATTGATTTAGATTGTGCTGCAAGCAATACTGGTGAAACTAAGTGGACGTTACACTATATCCCAATTGACGTAGGTGCAACCGTAACAGCAGCTTAAACTATAGGGAGGAGTAAAACCCTCCCTTCAAATAAAGGAGATTTACAATGATTAGAATAATGATGAGCGTGGACGTGGCAACCACGACTGCAAAAACATTCTACATTCCAGTGCCGTGCAGGTGTACAGTGGCCTCTTTCAAGGCTTCTTACAGTGCAGAAAGCGATACCGACGAGGTGATTACATTGTCAAGGGCTGGGACTGCTGTGAATGTTTGCACCCCGGCGGCTGACGCAACTACCGCAGGGACAATGATTACAGGCGTAGCAGATACTACAAACGGAAGTCTTATATTCGATCCTGCTGACACTACTGTTTTAAATCGAGTCTTACAAATAGACACATTAGATACAGTTGATGCCGGATGCCAGGTTGGAATTTGTATTGAGCTGGACGACGGCGCTTATGTTGAACAGACAGCCTCAGAATCATAATAGATACCTTTAATTAATCCCTATGTGTCTTAAATGGCACATAGGGTTATTCAAGAGAGGTGTTTATGGCTCAACTTTCAGATATCCGTGATGAGATAACTGCCGTTGTACAGAGTGATTTACTAAACCCTGCCTATTTAGTTACGACATTAGATAATAGGATAAATAGAGCTGTTTCTTCAATAGCTGCTGGGATTAGAATGCCCAACGGACAGATATCTCCACCACTTCCCGACTTATATTCTTCAGGCACAGTTGCGACCGCTACAGACGCAGCATATAAGGCACTTCCAGCTACTTATCAAAGAAACGTGTTTATGATTGCAGATGACAGTAATGATAAGATTTTACCTGTAAGCGGTGGGTCGTATTATGACTTTATGCTGTTTTTGGATAGTGTTACCGAAAAAGATTTATCAGAGACCGGTTCAATTTATCGAGTAGCCATCAAGGGATCTAATTTATATTATCAAGGTATTCCTTCATCTTCTGAAGATTTAACAGTTCATTTTTATCGCAAGCCGGTAGATATGAGTGCTGATTCAGACACGCCGGACGGACTTCCGGATCATTTACAGTACAGGCTTATTAAACATGCAGTGGTCATGGACATTTTCGCTGATGATTTAAAGGAAGATTTTAAAAGCGCACAATTAAGAGAGCTTAAAATCAAGTATCACATAGAAGCGTTTTATAGTGCGATGGCTGATCTTGTGGATTTTATTGGCATTGATGAAATTCCAGTCTATTTAGCTGGTGGTAATTCTGGATTTCAGGATTTGGGGATTTGCGATTAGGGGTTAAAAATGGCTTCACAGCAGACAAGCAGTACAACAGCAAGCACAATCATATCAAGAGCAAGGGTATATCTTAATGAAGATGCGGATGGCTTCTGGCTTGATACTGAGTTGCTTGCATGGCTAAATGACGGAACTTTAGATATAGTCGCCAAGACTCATTGCTTAGAAAGTGTTGAAACCGAGGAACTTGTTGCGAACCAATTATCTTATCCGCTCACGAGTGCTTTTCTTTCGATTAATGCTGTAATTTACAACCAGGGTTCAGGGGTGGAAAGAGGTTTAATCCGTGGCAACCTTCAAAAGGTTGGTCATGTAAAAGGAAACGGAGAGCCTATATTTTGGGTTCAAGAACAAGATAACGTGGTTGTTTATCCAAGGCCGGACGCTTCTCATTCGGGAACCGGTTTTGACATAGATGTTTATACCGTGACAAGACCTGCTGTGATTGCGGCAGATGCCAATATATTAGTTCCGGCCTGTTATGACAAAGCATTAACACTCTACATAGTTGCTCAAGGTTTTTATAAAGACAGGCAGTTTGGTGAAGGCGCTGGTTTTGAAGCTAAGTACCAGGCAGAGCTTGATAGATATAGGACTGATTTTGTTTCGATACCTAAAGAATCGGCCGAGGTTGTTAAATGAGCCCAGAGAATACAATTCAACCTAATGATATCGACAATCAGACTTTTAAATATGCCCAGTTTCCATTTAACGGTGCGTGGATGCCTGACATTGACCCTGCTAATCTTGGCAATAAGAACTATAAAATATTACAAAATTTACGGTATAAAGACGATAGGCTGGAGGGCGTTTCAGGTTATACAAAGGTCAACACCACTGCTTTAACTACTTATTTTAAAATCAGAAACGGACATCAATTAAAAACAGATTATGATACAGATTCTTACACTCTTATCCAGGCCGAGAATACAAGCTTAACCGCCTCACAGGTTTTACAAAATCAAACCGCAATAGGAAGTCAGGGAGACTTTGAAAGTACCGCATTACATACTGATGCAACAAGTGCCGGACTTGGAAGATTCGCTACTGTAGCCGATGATGTAATATACTGCAACGGCAAGGAAACAATGATTTGGTCTGGTGATGAAAAGCGGATTTCAGCTTTTTTTACCTGTGATGATGCAAGCCAGACAAACCCAGTAGAGCATACCGAAAGAATCAACAACACTCTTGACGATGCCAGCAATATAGTTTCAATCGGGACTCAAAAATTCTGGCTTGTATTTACGCCAAGACCGATTAAAGGCATTAAATATACGATTAAAACAGCTAATGATACGGCCTCAACCACTACGGGCAAGGTGTGGAACGGTACAACCTTTACTGCGGTGAGTAATTTTTCAGACGGCACTGCTTCGGGCGGAATTTCTTTAGCTCAAGACGCCTCAATGACTTTTGATTCAACTGTTGGCACGGCTGTTCCATTTCATTTTGAAAACCTTTATCTGTATGCTTATTTATTCGAAATAGATGCCGGTACTGCTGAGATTAGTTTCGTTTCAGTTGATGCTGCATGGCAGGATCTTCCTGACATATGGGATGGTGTTAAAAGACAGCCCATAGCCTTTCAGGTATACAGGGCAGTTACAGGTACTTTTGAAGATTACACTTTACAGGTCAGTGCTTCTTCTTATGAAGAACTCCCGATAGGTGGCATCCTAGATGGTCTTGGTACGTCTGATTACATAATTGTAATGTTTGATGAGCGTACTTCTGCGATTTCTCACACGCTTCTTGGAACTCTTGTAAATCAAAATGCCGCAACCGCTACTATTTATTATTGGAAGAATACAAGCGCATGGACAAGTGTCGGCACTGTAACTGACGGCACCGTAGCTAATGGTAAAATGTTCGGTCAAAGTGGTTTGTCAAGCTGGACTCCACCCGCCGAAACTCTCGAAGTAAAAAAAGAGATGTTCGGGAAAAAGGGATGGGCATACAAAATAATCCCAAGCGCCACTCTTTCAGGCTCAACTCCTAAATACATAAGAACCGACATAACATTTGATAAAGGCGCTGCGGGTGGCGATACCGTTACAACTGTAGGTGGAAATTTTATAACTGCAGGGGTTAAGGCTGGAGAATATATTGAATTTGATGGGACAGATCTTAATAATGGTGTATTTGCAGTAGTTTCGGTTACAACAACAGTCATTACGCTTGGGGCTGATGTGCTTGGAGCTGATGAAGCATCTGGCGATACAGTAATTTTTACTATTAACCGAGATCCAGAGATAGTTATTGATCTTGTAGCCGGCGTCCCAGCACAGCAGGTCATTAGAGCATATAAGTTTCCGTCTTCTTATAAAAATAGACTTTTTTTGTGTGGTGATAGCGAAGGTAAAGAAGGAAATAGAGTTGATTATTCTGTCGCTAATTCTCCTCAAATGCTGAATGGTGATGAATCAAGCATGGGTGGGGTGCAAAGCCTGTTTTTTGGGTCTTCAGACGATCTTACCTGCGGAACTCAGATTTATAACAGATTCGGGTCGAATGTTATTGTTTCATGGCTTGGGCTTAAAAATAACGAAACCTATTTATTAACCGGAAACGGCCCGGAAGATTTTAAAATACTTCCAGTGTCTTTAACGGTCGGTTGTCCTGCACCATTGACCCTAGATAATGCAGAAGTCGGATTTCAAATAGCCACAGACGTTGAAAGAAATGTTGCGATCTGGCTGTCTTATTCAGGCCCGATGATGTTTGACGGCGCTGTTCTAATCCCGATACGTGGAATAGATAAGTATTTTGACCCGAATGAAACGGTCTGTATTAATTTCGATTCGATTGAAAACGCAAGGGGCCGGTTTGACCCGACATATAAAGAATATAATCTATTAATTCCTTCCGGGGCAGGGCAGGTTCTTAATAATAAATGGTTCGTTTACGATCTTGTAAGAAAGAAATGGTACGAAAAGTCAACAGGTTCGGCAGAAAGACCTCAATGCGCTTTCAGGGTTATAGATACGAACGGAACACAATATATTTATGCCGGAATAGACACTGGGCATATGATGCATCTTGAAAATGGCACAAGCTGGGACGGTGCGGGAATTACACAAAAAGTTGCATTTGGGGACATATGGCCGACTGGTAGTGTTTGGGATAAAACCAGAATAAGACGTGTAAAGGTTATAGCCAAAAGAATAGTCGAAGACCATGACCTAAAAGTAATTTACTACAAAGACACCAATATGGCTGAGGGAACAGGCTTTACATGGACTGATACAAGCGGCTTTATATGGACAGATACGGATGATTTTGCGTTTGTTTCAGCAGAATTAACCACACTAGAGCTTGATTTAGCTTCTGGTATAGAGCGTCTTGTAAGAACAACCGAACCAGTAAATTTATTAGGATGGGCGCATGGATTTGGCTTTGAATTAACAACATCTAATTCCGCTAAAGGATTTCAACCAATAGCATTTGGTTTTGAATATCAATATGTTAGAAAGGATATGTAGTTATGGCTGCTAATGGTTATGGAGCAACTGCTTTAACTGGGGGCACGAGTGGATGTCTTGACGCAATTAATGGGGCGCTTTTAAAAGATGGGGATGTGGCTCTCGTAAAAACGGCAACCCTTACATATGAATTTATTCTTGATGCGGATTCTGCGGCGGCAGAAAATTCACCTGAAATTATTTCGCCAGATACGAATGCTGGGGATAAAAGGTGGGTTCGCACAAAATACTATGTGGCAGCTCCTGGAGATATCGGCCAGACCACACCAGCAAAAATAGCAGGCACACAAATAAGATGGGCAAAGGGGACAGATGTAGCCAGTGCAAATGCTCTCACCTTGGGCACGGATGGGAATTACTTTGACATCACCGGAACTACAGCCATTACCTCAATCGGTACACTTGGAGCGGGAGCTTTTGTTATTTTACACTTTGACGGAGCTTTAACCTTGACTCATCACGCTACAGATTTAATCCTTCCTAGCGCTGCGAATATTACGACTGCCGCTGGAGATGAAGCTATGTTTGAGGAATACGCCACAGGAGACTGGAGGTGCGTAAATTATTCCAAAGCGGACGGCACAGCAATTGTAGGGGGCGGAGGTGTCGCCACAGATACTATATGGGATGCGGCTGGAGATATTGTTTATGGCACAGGGGCAGACACAGCGGCCAGGCTCGCTCTTGGTGCGGCAAATTTGAGTCTCTTTGTTAATGCCGGTGCAACTGCTCCCGAATGGGCAAACGGGATGAAGAGCGGGGCAACTTCAATAGATAGCGCCACCGCTTCGGGAACACAAGCTATCACCGGAGTTGGTTTTAAACCATCTTATGTTATTTTTCAACTTGGTGGCGGGGCAACCGCTGAAATGTCTCTAGGCTTTGACAATGGTACTTCATACTACTGCACATATGATAATCATACTATTACGGCCGACTCATGGGAACGCTCATCTACATACTCAATAGCCGCAGTTCAGGGTTCAGGTATTACTTATACTGGTTTAATTTCGTCACTTGATGCAGATGGCTTTACAATAACATGGACAAAAACTGGTGCAAAAACAGGAACTATATATTTACGCTATCTGGCTTTCAGATAAGGAAAAAATTATGAGAATATCAATAAATAAATCAACAGGAAAGCTAATTGAATCTCAAAGTGGTGGAGATGAGCTTCCTTTGGGCAGGGTACAATCTCTGCTTATTGAGCTTTATACTACAAAATATAATGACAGAAAAATAAAACCTGAATTAACGCCAAAAGAACTCATTATAGAATTTGCTTCTGAAATTGAGCTTGCTAAGGAAGAATATAAACAAGAAAATCTTAACGTCCTGGTACAGAATGCCATTAATGCGGGGTACACAGCCGAAGATGTTGAAGTTAGGTTTGTAACCGATGGGGAATTTCAAGCTATTCTGGAGGCTGAAAAGCCAAAACCAACCTATGCAGATTTGCGCCGTGCAGAATATCCGTCAATACAAGATATGATAGTTGCCCTTTGGGAGGATATTATTGAAGGTAGGCCGGAGTCAAGAATAGCTTTGCAGGAAAAAAGGGTAACGATTAAAGAGAAATATCCAAAACCATAAGGACAGATAAAATGATTAACTGGCAAGAACACCCAAGATATCAGAGAGCATTACAAAAGCTTCAAAGGATGAGTCCTGATCAAAGAGCTATCATTAATGCCGCCATGCTTGATGAACGCTTTGGCGATGCTGAATCAAGAAAAATGCTCCAATCGCTACAGGCTGGAGCTACAAAAAAGTATCGTGCAAAAAGTCTGTCATTAACAGCTAGGGGGCAGGCTCAAAGGTATGATATTGCAAAAGAAAACATAGCTCTTTCCAGACAAAGACTTGCATCACAAGCAAGGTCGAATCAAGCAATGCAGAAATTAAGTCGTAAAAAGTTCAAGTTTGAGAAAAGACAACTTCCGATATCTACTGCTTTGGGTGTGGCTGGTGTAGGTTCGTCTGGTTTTCTCGGCTATCAAGACATGAAACGTAAACAAAAAATGGCTCAAGGCTACTTAGATATTTAAAGAAGGTTGGGAGGCTATTAATGGCATATCAATTTGGAGCGGTTACTGGCAGAAGATGGCGACCTAATTATCGTGCAATGATAGAGGCGCAAACACCGTTTTTAACTTCTTTGTACGCTCAAAGGGAAGAGGATAAATATGCAAAGCGTGGACAGGCTCAAGCAGAATTAGGGCTTGCGCGTGAAACAACAATTGCAAGGGAAAGGCTTGGACTACAAAGAGAACAAATGTCGGCTCAAGAGGCATATAATGCTGAACAATTAGCTCTTATGCAAGAACAAATGAAGTTGGGGCAAAAACAGACAATGGGCGGTGTCGGTGTTGAAGGCTTAAGGCTTGGCTTACAGGGGTATCAAGGGCATCAGTTGTATGATACTCTTGAGAAAATGTCTGCTATTAATGCTCCGGATGTTGGCCTGGTATCTATCCCTGGTCAGCCTGGTGGTGTTACTGGTGCGCCCGGTACACCGTACGAAGGCTTGGCTATTCATGGCCCAGGCGCAGCTCCCACAGGCGCAGACCCAAGCTTTACCCGTATTCCACTGGCGGGTCAGCAACAGCACTCTTCTCAAGTTAGTCCTTTTGCCGATAGAATGATAGGTACAATGATGCCTCAAGATATGGGCGCTGGTGGCTTAACTCCGCCAATGGCTATCCCAGGCACTAGCTATGGAGTACCAACATCGCCCTATGCATTTACTCCACCACCACCAACAGCAGGGCTTGAACATATGACACCTGGCATGGAAGCAGCTCTTTTTACCGAACCTGGTGCTGGCGCTGTTGGCTTGACTGGAGCAGAAGCAGGGGTAGGCGGACTTGGCGTTGGGCCTACTGGAGCAGGAGTGCCAGTTGGTGCAGGTGCGGTTCCTGGTGCCGGACAAGTTTCAACTGCAACCGGAGCGCCTGGAACAACAGGAGCTGGATTTACTGGCGCTGTCCAAGGTATTGGACTTGGCATGGCTGGTGGAACTGGCTTATATCATTTGGCAAAGGCATTGGGAGAGAAACCATCTCGTCTTCATGCGTATAAAATGGCTGGGACAACTGCTGCATCCGCATATTTAACAACTTTTCCTGCATTCGGCCCTTGGTCGTTATTGGCAATTCCAGCAATGTATGCAATGGAGCCAGAAGCTACTGAAGCTACGATGGCGAAGATACACCGTCAGGACAGGAAAATTGTCCAACAAGCGACCGATGAAATGAGTCGTTTTGGTAAAAAAGTTGCTGGTGAACGTATTTATAGACCGGTAAGCAAGACCGTTGAAGAAGCTAAAAGAGCAGGGCAACGTGTAAGTGACGCATTCGGGCATCCAAAACAAACAGTTAAAGATATTGAAAGGGAAACCAGAAGACTTATAGAACAAGCTAAAGACCCCAATAAAGTTATTAAAAAAGCAGAAAGCAATATCAGAAGAGAAGTTAAAAGAATATTCAAAGGCTGTATTATCATCACAGCCTGCACCGACCCAAACAGCTATGAGGTTAATGTAACAAGACGATATAGGGACAAAATAATGCATCCGACTACGCTCAGGGGTTATTATATGCTGGCTGAAAAAGTAGTTCCGCTAATTCAGGAATCAGACAAGCTTAAAAAGTTCTTAAAGAAACATCTTGTTGATAGTTTAGTAGATACCCTTGAATGGAAACTTAACGAAAAGACCGAAAAGCCTAAAATAAAATCAAGATTAATTACAGCGGCATTTTTATCGAGTTGTCGTGTGTTGGGACTTACAAAAAATCAATTCGTAAGATGCAACGGAGAGGTATTTTAAGATGCCAATTCAAAGAGCATTGCAGAACTTGTCAGGTACGATTGAGAGGGGTTTTGAGAGAAGGGGAGACATAGCCCTTAGGGAAGCTCAAATGGGATTAAAACGGGCTGGTGTTGAGCGTCAGATAAGACAAGATAAACTCATGCTGCCAACAAGACAGATGCAAGTCGGGAAAGCGCAGGAATATTTAAGAGAGCAAGAAAGATTAAAACAACCTGCGAACATTAGAGATGTCAATCGCATATTTGGCACAGAAAGAATGTCTCCATTAAGTTCTATTCATTTTAGTACAAATGTTCTACCTGCTTTTAGCGAAGCATCCGGGTGGACAACAAAAGAAGGTGGAAATCTTTACAGAAAAGACGGTTCTATTATTACCAATAAAGACCTCGAAGAAAATATGCCTGTAATGTTTGGTATTTATTCGACTGTTACCGACCCTGAAAAGCAACTCGAAGATTTTACTGAACACATGAGAACAAACCCGCAAGCCCCTGATGTTATAGAGGCTATGGGCAATGAAGGTTTTCAGAATGCGTTAAGCGCAAAGTTAAATCCAAACTTAAATCAAATGCCTTATCATAATTGGCTCGCTATGCAATATGAGAATAAGATCAACATAGGCGAACAAGTAGCGGCCGCCTTAGAGTCTCGCGGTGGGAATGCTTCGAGAATCAATAGGCGCATTGCAGAATATTCAGGTAAGTTAACACAATTGTCTAAGGTAATTAAAGAACAAAGAGAAGCATCAAAAGAAGCTGCTGAAAAAGCAAAAACTGAAAGCAAGGATGTTCTTAAATACGTTGATTCAAACATAAAAGACTGGCTTAAAACAGATGATGGGCTTGCGGCTAATCCAGAGCAGACTGAAATTAAAAGAAACTTTTTTGAAGAGAGATATAAAACAAAAACAGACCCAAACTATAAGCCTCCAAGAGATGTTATTGTTAAAATGGAAGTTTTAGAAAACGGGGAAACAATTTATTATAACTGGTATGATGAACCGATGGTGCGGCAAGTTGAACAACCGGAACAGGTTGAAACCGATGAACAAATTGCACCGCAACCGACAGAAGCAGGGCAAAGACAGGCATTATTTAGAGAGACCGGAAGGGCAGAGGATTTATATGCACCTTCAAGAGACCCAATTAGAAGCATAGGGGAAATTGCTCGTAAGGGTTTGGGTGTGGTTTCACAATTTGGACAGGGGCCGGTTGACCCAAAAGACCTACCTCCCTTTTCGCAGCGTATAGCAGAAAGACTAAGATAATATGCCGTATATACCTAAAAATCTTGTGCCAATTACACAGTCTCAAGTTGAGGAGATGAGACAAAGAGCAAGGCCAGATCCCGACAGAACTCTTGGCGGAACCCTTAAGGATATTCCTATATCATTAACTAAGGGTGTGGTTGGCCTTGGCGAAGCATCTGTTGGATTAGCCGATATCCCCACCTTTGGCTTAGTCGGCAAGGGCATGGAAAAATATCTTGGGTATGACCCTAGAAAAACTCAAGAAGTTTTAAGCGAGTTTTATTCGCCAGCGCAAAAAGCAGCTTTTGGCGAGGTAGAAAAAGCAGAAGGTTTTTTAAGCAAAACAAAGACTATGCTTCAACATCCAAGCACCATTGGTCATGCCGTGATTGAAACAGCTCCGTTAATGTTGGGTGGAGCGGCAGCGGCAAGGACAATGTTGTTAAAAATGGGTTTAAAAATATCACCGTTATTAGCTGGAGCAATCGGGGAGGGTCTTGTAAGCGCCGGAAGTTCGGCTGAAGAAATCAGACAACAAACCGACGATGGTCTTTTGACGGCAAAACAAGCAGCTATTCCAATTGCGTCGGGTATAGGAACAACCGCTTTTGCTTTTGCCGGTGGCCGAGTCGCTAAGAAATTAGGGATAATAGATGTTGATACTTTCTTGGCGGGTGGAAGCAATGTAACAAAGAAAGGGATTATAAAAAGAATAATAGGCGGAGGCATTACAGAAGGAGCTTTTGAAGAACTTCCTCAATCAATGCAGGAACAGGTTTGGTTTAATGCCGCCTTGGACAAACCTCTTTGGGATGGAGTATCAGAGGCTGGAGCAACCGGAATGCTATCCGGGGCAGCAATGGGCGCTGGCTTTAATGTATTTACAGGCCAACCATTAAGAGTTGATGAAATTGACCCTGCGCAAGAGTTACCCCCCGAAAAAGCTATCATCAATTTAATAGACGAAGGCATGGCTACTGGAGAGGTTGGCGGTCAAGCCTTTACTCCAGAAGTTGCCCTATCTGTAATCCAGGAAGCATACAACGATAATGCTCTTACAGATGTAGATTTAGACCAATTTAAAGAAAAATATCCTGATCTTAAATCGGGATTAAATGATATTATAGGCGAAAACCTTAAAGACAACATTAATAGGGAGTTGCAAAATGCCGAAGAAATTAGAAGAAGAGCTGAAGAGGCGGGCATTAAGGAAAGGGCTGACAGGGAAGCGCAAGAACAAATACGTTTACGGAAGCTTGAGAAAGACAGGTTGGAAGCCGAAAAGAGAGAAGCAGCCAAAATAAAGCGTAGAGAACTCCTTGAACGAAAATTTAAACTCGAAGTCCCTAAAGAAATAAAGCCACCTGTTGAGGAAGTTGTGCCTGAGAAAGTGGCGAAAGAGCCGACGATGAGTTCTGGTATTAAGAATATTTACGATAAAGCCATATCAGGATTGCCGGAACACATTAGAAAAGATATAACTGTTGAAACTATCCGCATGGCAAAATTTCCTTCTGAATATGCTGGGGAAGGGGGAAGAACCGAAATAACAGGCAAACTTAAAGAGCCTGAAAAATATCATGTTCTTTTAGAAAAAGGTGAAAAAGACTTAGTAGGAACCTTACAGCATGAATTGTTACATGCTTATGTTTTAAGTCATCCTGAATTAATTAAAAAAGAGCATGGGATATTGGGGCATGAAAAGGCTGTTGAATTATTAGAAAAGACATTAGCGCCTGTAAAACCCCTACCCCCTAAGCCTCGCAAGCCGAAGCCCTCAGAGGCCGTAGGAAAGGAGATTAAGGGCAAGGGAATACCAGAGGTAGCACCAAAAGAACCAACTCCGAAAATATCTAAAGTCCGAACCCTTCGTGGCGAAATTAAGCGTCTTGGTGGCATTAATTTCTTAAACTTTACCGGCGAATTAAAAGACATGCCGACATCAGTTAAGTATCTATCTAAAAAAGCAGGCATGGGGATAGACATTCTTGAGATGGATTTAAAAGAAAGCGGATGGATAGGCAAAAATGAAACCCTGCTCGAACTATTAAAGGATCCTGAATCGTTAAAAAGAAATAAACTAAGTGCTGAGATATTAGAAAAGCCTACAAAAGAATTAACCGAAGCAGAAAAACGCCTGAAAGAAGAAATGGAGTACGAACCGGAAGCTCCACCGGAAGGCGATTATATTACCATAAATGCTGAAGACTTGCCAAAAGGTAAAAAGCTGACCTTGCTTGAAGATAAAACAGCAAGAGGCTGGGATATTTACGAAGTTACAGAAAAAGACCCGTTCTCTATTACCCTTATGGACGGCCAGGAAATCACATTAAAACCCCTTGATAAAGTCCAAGTGATGAAAGAGGACGTTGGCAAAGTAAAAGACATTGAGATTATTGACGAAGATGGAACTTACATCGACCGCAGCAAAACCAAGGTTACAGAAAAAGACGGATTAAAGGCAACATATTACGGAGTATATCGCAAGGATGGAGCTTTTAAGGCATGGAAAACTAAAGCCGAAATCGAGAAGATTAAAACAGGCAAGGGCGGTCTTGATTTAAAGCAAGAATATTATGGAAAACAAGCTAAGGTAGAACCAACTGAAAAGATGAAACAGCGTGTCCTTGGGTTGGAGGTTAAGGATAAGACGCAGCCGAGTTTGTTTAAGAAGCCAGCCGTAGAAGCCCCAAAAGCTGCATACGGAGACCAAACAAAAACATCTGCTTTTAAAAAATGGTTTGGGGATAGTAAGGTTGTTGACGAGAACGGTGAGCCTTTAGTGGTTTATCATGGAACCGATGTGTCAGATATTAAAGAATTTCGCCTTGATAAGCTTGGCATAAACACGGCAGCCGCAAGTGCCAGAATGGGGTTTTTCTTTACCAACAATCCACGAGCTGCTGGGCTATATCCCGTGTATCCCAAGCGAGCACTTTTAGAGTGGGGTGGTTTTATCCCACGAAAAGGCCAAACAACTAAAGATATTGAAGCAACCAACATCGCATCTCGCTACAACAAAATAGCAGATAAGTTCGATGGGTTATTAGAGGAATTTTTCGATGCTGATCTTAAAAACCACAATGAAATATTTAGCTATTTTTATAAAGAAAATAAGGCATTAGAAGATAATTGGAATATATACCCAAGCTTTATAGGCAATATTGTTGAAGGCGAATATATAAAAAAAAATTACGGGAAATTACCACAACGCCCTTGGAGCAATGAAATAAAAAAAGAAATTGATAAAAAATTGATAGAATTGTCAGTAATAGGCAAAGAAGCATTCGACAGGGAAAGAAAAAACAATACTTTTCTTTCAGAGCTATTCAAGACAGCAAAAGAGCTTAAAATAATTGAACCAGAATTTAAAGACTACAAATACATCTCTAAATATAGCAAGCGTGGTTGGTCTGGTTCGTTTATGGATGAGGCTTGGGATGCTTCAAAACCAGATGCGCAACCATCAATTTATCCTGTTTATCTGTCAATACAAAATCCATTTGTCTATGATTATGGCGATGCCAGCTACAGAGAAAAGTCTTTTGCAGAATTAATATCTAAAGCCAAAGAGGGCGAGCATGATGGCGTAATCTTTAAAAACACAAAAGACCCCTTACCAATGGATGTTTACATAGCCTTTGAACCCACCCAAATAAAATCCGCCACAGCAAACATAGGCACATTTGACCCAACAAAGCCAAGTATTTTAGAAGCCAACAAGGAAGCTTATGGTAGCCAAGAAAAAGCAGATGCAGCAGTCGAATCAATCGCAAAAGAAATAGATTTCCGCCGAGATTTTCAAGAGATGGTAACAGCGGGACAGGAATTGATAGACGAAATAAAAGAAGCTGGTCTGCGAAAGAATATAAATTTAGATGGAACTATCACCATCTTTCATGGCACGTCTGTTAAAAATGCCGATAAAATCATGGCTGATGGACGATTTGAAAAAGAATCGTTTTTCAGCCCATTAAAAGGAAAATCAGCATATGGAAGTGAAGGGGCAAAATGGTATGGCAAGGGAGGAAAGGTTCTTTCGATAAAAGTCGATGCCAGAGACACAAGGTTTGCTGGTACTGGCGAAATAGAAGCAAACACTGAACTCATTAGAGATATAGATGGTATTTGGAGGTCTCCTGAAAGGATAAAAGCAAGAAAGGAAGGTTATGAAGTTAGAGAAAAAAGAAAAGAAATATCCGATAAGAGAATGCCGGATAGGGTTCGGGTCAAAGAATCTAAAGTCGTTAAAGAACTCCGAACAAAAAAGCGAGTTGACTTCACAGGACGAAAACTCACACCCGGAAACGAATCTCAAGAAATAGCAGAGATGTTTCAAGTGTATCGCTCACCTAAATTAGAAATCCTGCACACTATTTATACGGCAGGGGACGGGACTATATTAGGGCATAATGCGATGACATCGGGGCAAATAGACTATGTTTCACCTGGTGATATGGCTAAGTATACATACAGCATGAAGTCGGCTGCAAAACGTCTTAGGGCTGCCAAGGTGCATGTTTTACATAATCATCCATCTGGTAATGAGCAAATGAGCCCGCAGGATATGAATTTTGCCGCAAAAATACTTAAAGACCTCGGCACTAAGATGGGCGATTTTATTGTAATAGACCACGGTAAATTTGCGAAAGTTGGTAAAATAGAGGCCGGAACAGGTTGGGCTAAGTATGGAAAATTCAAAACAACAGCTAAAGACTGGACTGCTGGCAAAACAATAGTATCAAGCGAACAAGATATGGCTGCATTCGGAAGAAATCTTGCATACGATAAATCAAAAGCTGTGTTTGTTTATCTTGACAGCAATAACGCTGTGCAGGGCTGGACTATACACAGCAAGAAAATATTAGCAAAGGGCAATATAGCTTTAAAAAATAGCATTCAACAGCAAATAAAAGCGCATGATGCAGCGAAAGCAGTCCTAATAGCCGATAGTCCTCTTTTATTAAAACGTATAGTTAAAGGAAGGCGCATTGGTGATTGGCTTATTGATGTTCAGGACGTTAAGGGAAATAGCTTGCGAGACGAATTTCCTGATTCTTTTAGAGCTGAAAAAGAAGCTGCAAAACAAGCGTGGGGGTTATTTGCGCCTAAAGCTGAGTATGGAGTAACCGAACCTGATATAAGGCATGCGACTAAGAAAGTAGATTACAAGGAACTGCTTAAACGGTATGAGGAAGCACCAAGACCCAAAGAATCTTCTGTTTTTGAAAAAGAAAAGGACGACTGGTTTGGAAATAAAGACTGGGCAGAAGTTCAACACACTATCGAAAGAGGAAAACTTCAGGATGCTATTCGGGACACTGTAAGTAAGAAAAAGAATATATTTGGCAAAAAGATATTTGATAAGGAATCTCGTGATACTGATGCAGCAATACATTTATATCTTGATCTTAAACGAAACCCAGAACACCGTGAGAAATACTATAAAGAACTACCAGCAGAATGGAAAAAAATTATTGACAAAATAGATTCGATTGAAGCTAATCCCGAATTAAAAGTTGTTGCCGACCATATTAGAAAACAAGGGGATATAACCGGCAAAAAAGCTTTAGATGCCGATGTCATTCGTAACCAGATTGAAAATCATGTTAATCGGTTATGGAAGAAAAGATCTGGTGTTTCTGAAAAAGTTTATACAGATGCTCTTCAGAAGTTTAAAACAAAATCCCGCCATGCAAAACATAGGGTTTTTGATACTATACTTGAAGGGTTAGCGCTTAAAGACCAAACAGGAAAATATATTTTTGATTTACAAATCAGGGGTGCTACCAGTAATTTACAAGTTTTAAAAGATGAGATTTCAAGGGTAATTGAAGACAAAAAACTTATTACTGAAATGCGGAAAATAAAAACAGAAGATGGCGATCCTTTGCTTTCGACTCATAGAGTTAATGGCACTTATGTAAGAATAAAACATCCTAATTTTAAAGTATGGGAATTTGCAACCAAGGTTGATTTGATCGAGAAAAAAATTGACGATTCGACAGGTTTGTCAATTGGGGATTTTATAAGAGCAAAAGATAGAGGAAATATTGGTAAGATTATTGCGATAACAGATGAAAGTGTAGATGTTCATTTTATAAATAAAAAAGAAGGTACTGAAAAAACTGTATCTTTTAAAAAAGATTCTGTTGGAAAATTAAAACAACCTTTAATTAAAGTCAATCCTAAAGGCATAAACTTTTTTATAACCGATGAAGGAACTATTCTTGAGAAACGAGAGCTTTATGCTCCTGAAAAAATAGCCAGAGATCTGAATAAAATATTAGGAGTATCAAGGCTTAAGGGTGTAAAAATATTAGGGGCACCGGTAATAGATATCTTGACCAAATATAATGCTATTTTCAAATCATGGATATTGGTAACATCATTTTTTCATCATCAAGCATTTTTACGGTCTTACTATTTGCCTACTCAGCATAAAACAAGAGAAGAATGGAACCCATTCAAAGCTTATAAGATGGGCAAGAAAGCTATTGAAGATATGACCCCTGAAATAGAACTGCTTGTGCGCAATGGCCTTACGATGTTTAAGGTGCAGGATTGGGAAGAAAGCGTTTTAAGAAGAGAGGACACGGTTTTTGGAAAAATTCTTGATAAGAGTACAACTAGTAAGGCGATCAAAGACAAGATAAGCGAGCTTAGAGAACGGCAGGCTAATTTCTTATTCGGTAATTTTGGAGCTGCCCTAAAGACCCAAGCTGCATTGATTGAATTGCGGAATATGACCCGCAAGCATCCCGATATGGACGTGCAAGAACGAGCCAAAATGGTTGCACGGCTTATTAATGATGATTTTGGTGGACTTCACTTAGGCAGGATGAGTCGTGATCCCACCATCCAACACATAATGAGATTAGGATTGCTAGCACCTGATTGGTGTTGTGATTCAAAGACCCGTGCTATGACAAAAACAGGGTGGAAATATTACCATGAATTAAACATTGATGACGAAATTATGATATTTGACCCCAAAACAAAAAAGAACAAATGGGGCAAATTGAATGATATGTATGTCAATAAAAATTACAATGGCAAAATGATTCAAATCAATAATTTCAATCGAGCCGTTGTGATAACCCCAGAACATACTTGCTATGTTTATAATTCCACTACAAAACGAAACGATATAGTCAAGGCTTGTGAGCTTCAAACAAACCATCAAATACCACGTTGTGCTGATTTTGAATTGCCGACTAAAGAAATTTATGATGATATTTATATTAAGCTTGTAGGTTGGTTTGTAACAGACGGATACACAAAAACCTCTATTAATAAATTAAGCGATGGTTCTAAAAAAGAATATAGACATGGGAAAATAACACAATCTAAACCTGATATGGTTGCCGTTCTGCAAAAGTTTGGCATGAAGGAGCACATCGACTCTGGATATTGGAATCATGACAAATTTAAGGCCAACCATTATAAGCATACATTTACAATTCCAGAAAAGCATTTCAAACAAATTCAAGAAGATGGCCTTTGCGATGGTCTGAATTGGAAGTTTTTAAACAAACTTTCTAAACGACAGGTTCAACTACTTTACGATACAATGTTTCTTGGCGATGGTACTGGGCAAAAGAGGTTCTGTGGTAAAGAAAAAGAAGTTTTTTACATGACTCTAATACAAACAATGCTTGGCTTACCAACTACTTTTTATCAACAAGAAGAAAACTGTTGGCGTACTCGCTGGATAACAAGAGGTAGGGGGATAAGCTGTGGAATGTACGTACAATGGTAAAAGCTTTTAGGTCTCGTGGTGGCCCCGAAGAAACAGCGATGTATCGTAGGTTTTGGACATCGGCAATAACAAAAGGCTTGTCGGCTGTGTTTGTGGCCAATATTTTAATGTCTACTCTTGATGATGATGATTTTGAAGAGCGGTACAAAAAATCATGGAAAGCTGGTCATTTTAGATGGTTAGATATAGATATTACACCTGTTTACAAAATGTTCGGCGGAGAATCGGAAGCAAGAAAATACTTTTCATTTTTTGGCCATTTCAGAGATCCTTTAAAATTTATAAGGCATCCGATTCGTTCTTTGCATCATAAGGGTTCGGTTATCTATGGTACGTTTCATGAGGCTATGGCAGGAACGGATTGGAAAGGGCACAGATTTACTACATTATCGGAATTGGTTGGGGTAGATGATAAGGGTGTTTATTTAACAACCACTAAAACCCATAAAAAGGGAGATCCTAAAGGCGGCAGACTTGCAGGGAAATTGACAATTTATGGTGGAAAGGGGCCGCTGTCTCCTGAACAAATACCATCTTACATTGCGTCTCAATTAATAGGAGTACAGCCAATACAAGTTCAGAATCTTATAGCCATGCTTACGGGTGAAGTAGCTGCGTTTGATGGTATTGCGCGTAGTTTAGGAATGCACACGGGTACAACTTATCCTACAAGAAAAAGCATTCGGGAAGAATTTATAGAAGAATATATTAAACTAAGAAAAACAAAGAAATCATTGAAAAATTTACGAGAAAAGGTAAAGAAGTACAATCTTAAACATAAAGAGAATGAAGAAGAAACTATTTCTTGGAAAAGCATTGGGAAGGCTGGATATAAAAGAATAATTATTGAAAGACAAGAATTACGAAAATACAGGAGGAAATAATTATGGCAGGAACAAGAACACTTGGAGACGGTTTTGAAACTACTGATGGCGGATTGCATCTTCATGATAAATTGGTTAAGACAGCACGAACTACGGCATCAATTGTATCTGGCACTATCGCATATACAGTAGGGACAATTACGGCAAGTGCGAATGTGCCAAGAATTCTCTTTGAAATGCCTGCCCTATCCGGTGCCGTTGTAACCGGCGTACTTTCGATAGAAAATTCTGATGGCACGCCTATGTATGAATCAAGCGCATGCGCAGAGAATGACACACATATTTTAGTGCCGGATAATAAAGCCCAAATAGTCGGAACCAACACTATAAAAATAACACTTAGTACAGACCCTCTTAGTTCGGGGACTGCTGCTGTTACAATATATTTGGAGGGAAATTAAAATGGCAACAACACACAGCAATAAAGAAAACGAGAAAGAAGTATCTATTGAACCCGTTGTTTTGAATAGCGTTAAAATTAGATATATTGATAAGACAATAGAGGTTCCTAATTATGTTCCGGTAGATATTGAACGACCGAACTATATCGACTTAGATTTTGATGTCCCGAATTTAGTGCCTTACGATGTTAAGGTTCCGGTTCCCAAAGAAATCCCTTACGATGTTAAGGTTCCGGTTCCCAAGGAAGTTCCCTACGATTTACCTGTTGTTGAAATGGAAAAAGTTAAAGCTGTAGCAAGCGATGTGGTTTCTGTTCTTAATGAAGCAAAAAACGCTCTTGGCAAAGTAAAGCATCATAAAATTACCGAAAAAGAGGTCGTTGTTGATGTGCCGGTTCCCAAGGAAGTTCCCTACGATTTACCCATAGTTTCAATGGAAAAAGTCAACCAGATCGCCTCTGAGGCTGTTTCAACCCTTAATAAGGCTATGGATATGCTTGAGGGTGTTAACGCTATGGTAAAAGCACTTGAGGCTGTTGCGGGTGAAGTTGACGACACCTTGACAGATATTAAGACTAAAATAGAAGGAATTAAAAATTACAAAATTATTGAAGAAAAACATACTGTAAAAGTTCCTGAATATGTAAAACAAAAAGTTAGGATATTAGGTAAAGTGGTATCAATAGGAGACATGTAATGGCTACTTCTCACACATTGCAGCACCCAAGAAAAATAGGAGCAATAGAAGATGGTGAAATAGCGAATCATGGCTCATCAGACGGTGGTGCTACATGGTACCCTGTAAAAGTTGATACTTCTGGTGGGGCAGCGATTGGGGGGACATCTAAAACTATATTACAAGCTAAAATAGATATAAACTCCTCTGGCGATAACGAAATAATTGCAGCCGATGCAAACAATAAAATTAAGATTGTTTTTATGGAATTTATTGTGAATGCAGAAAATGATATTATTTATAAGCGGGGTACAACTGCTTTGACAGGAGCTATGGCATATGGTGGCACGAATGAACCTCGTGGAAGTGTAAGAAATTATTGGCCTTTCCCGCTTTGCACGGGGGTAAACGAGAATTTCACTATAAACCTCTCAACGGCCGCATCTGTCGCCGGTTTAATTCAATACTATTTGGAGGCGTAATGGCATTAACAGCAGAACAATTAATAATATTAAAAGATGAAATCGACACCACTCCTATTCTTAGTGGCCAAGGCAGAAGCGATAAAATAGCAACTATGTTGAATGCTGAAGGTACGGCATTGGTTGAGGCATGGGTGGTATCTGATGCAGCAAAAGACATAGCCAAGCAATCTATGTTTAATCTTATTCCCGATGCGGAGCTTGTGGCTTTTTTAGATTTTCTTGACGGGACTACAACCGAAGCAAGGGCAATGAAGATGAGGTTAGATGCGGCTCCAGTTATTAACATGGCAGATGAAAGAGTTAGGGATAATATAGATGCTTTGGCAGTTGGGGCAATCATTACTACCGATACTCAGGCGATATTAAAAAGACTTGGTGAAGTAAAAGCTTCAAGAAGCCAGGAATTATTTGGCGTACAAATCACGGCTGAAGACGTAACAACTGCGAGGGGGTTATAATGGCAGGATCTAATTGGACAGCCTACACAACTATTGCAGACCTGATCGCAACGGCAGGCCTTGATGCTCTTGCCAATGACGGAACTGCGCTGGGTCTTGCAATAGACAATACAACCAACAGAGATTTCTATATCGGAGTTGAATTGCTGCTTGCAAGCGTTGATCTTTCTGCTCAAACTAATCCCGCAGTAAATCTCTATCTCATAGAAACTCTTGACGGCACTAACTATGCCGACACCAATGTTCTTGCTTACAAAAAGGTAGCTACAATAGGAGTTGCGGCAACGAATGCGGCGCATAGAGAAGTATTCAACCCAATAGTAATCCCGCCTGGGCTTTGGAAAATTAATATTGAAAACAAAACTGGGGTTGCTTTTGCAGCTACTGGGAACACACTACGATACAGAGCCTACAGCACGGAGTCTAATTAATGTTACATGGATTAGCACCAGCATTTCATAGACCGCAGGTACAACCGTCTATTAAGGGCAGGTCTCCATCTATTATCCAGAGGGATGTTTGGGATAACTGCGAGCGCATATACGGTATAGACCCTGCCTCACTCGCACTCGCCATGCCTATGTGGGAAGGTGCGGGGAATGTAATAAGGGATTATAGCGGGAATAGTAATGATGGTACTAATAATGGAGCTACATGGACACCAGAGGGAATGGATTTTGATGGGGTGAATGATTTTTTGGAGAAAACGTCTGCATCAGGATTGCCAACTACTATAGGCACAATAGGTACATGGGTATTTCCAAAAGCTGATTCTGGAACAATGGTTGAAATTTCCGATGGTAGTACTTCGGATAGATTAGTGTTTTATTTTGACGGTTTTGTTTCGGGTAATAATTTATTATATTTTTATGTTACGGGTGAAGGAAGTGGAGCTAACGTTTGGCGGTTAGATAGTGCAAATACAACTATAATTGAAAATGAATGGCAACATCTATTAATTACTTTTGATACTAGCACAGACACATATAATGTTTATAGAAATAGGCAATTAATAACTCCAAGTTCTACAACCATCGCTGGAAATCCTACAGGAATAAACCAGGTTAATATTGGTAGTTATTATAATCATACTACTCCTTTCAACGGTGCTATAGGCGAAATCCGCATCCTCAACATAGTCTCCACTGCTTCTCAAGTAGCCTTATTCCACGACCGCCGCTACGATCTGTATCAGCCGGTGAGCAGGCCGAGTTATTTCTTTACTACTGACGTGTCTTTTGTTCAACACTTAACATTTTTAGGAATAGGATAATATTATGGCTGATGATTATTTTAGAATGGGAATTGTAGCTTTGATTAGTTCTATGTTGTCGGCTGCTGGAACTGTTATGGGCTTTAGGCCAAGAGTAAAAAGGTTGGAAGAGGACATGAAAGAAAAACTCAATAAAGAAACATTCAAAGAGGTCAAATCTCATATCGACACCAAATTTGAATCTCAGGGTAGAGAAATAGGCGAAATTAAACAAGGCGTAAATAAATTGCTTGAACGCAGAGACAAGGTAAGAAATTAACATGAGACATGAAAAGCCTTTATGAGCAAGCCAAAGACTTAGAAGAAGATGCTAAGGCCATATCTGAAATGATTAAATCCAACAAAGATGTGGCTGATGAGATCGCAAAATTATGTTATAAATACGCAATTCTTAGGGTGGATTTGATAAAGGAGAAATAAAATGCCTAAATTTATTTATGGGAAAACCTCTAAGTCGAAACTTAATGTTGTATGCACTGATTTGTGTGCCATCATGTATGATGCCCTTGATACTGGCATTATGGATATTTCAATAATAGAGGGGCACCGAGACAAAGCCCAACAGAATAGATATTTTGATATAGGTAAATCAAAAGTCAGATACCCTGATGGCAAGCACAATAAAGCGCCAAGCGAAGCTGTTGACGCAGTTCCCTATATTAACGGAAAGATTTCTTGGAATAAACTTCATTGCTGCGTTTTGGCAGGTATAATTTTGGCATGTGCTGCAAAGCGAGGAATAAAAGTTCGCTGGGGTGGATGTTGGAGTGGAGATTTTGAGAATGTTGGAGGACAATCATTAAATGATTATGTTCACTTTGAATTGGTGAAATAAATGGATGAATCAAGATTCCTAACCGAAGATGAAATCGAACAAGCAATAAGAAATATTGTTTACGATCACGATTGTAAAATAATAGATATTAAGCCGATAGAAGACGAGACAGGAAGAATCGTTAATTATCTCTTAAACATTATATGTCCTAAAGAAAATGAGTTAGAATGCGCATTAGCTCTTGATAATCAACTTGGTGAATTTCTAAGCGAACCGGAAAAATCAAAAGAAATGCGAACTTTAAAAGGATGGCCAGTATGAGTATATTTAAAACAAATCTTGATGTGAGGTCTAAGGGCGAGTTTTGGAAACTATTATCTCCATTGATTTTTGAAAGCGAAGAATTTGGAGAAATTGTAGTGCCTAAAGGCTTTCTAACCAACTTTGCATCGGTTCCCAGGATCCCTGTTGTTTATGCTTTATTCGGAAATACTTCTCATAGCAGTGCGACTCTTCATGATTTTTTGTATTCCAAGGACACTGATTTTACAAGAAAGACAGCGGATGGAATTTTTATTGAAGCTATGAGATCAAGAAAACAACCTAAATGGCGCAGGGTTCCTATGTATTGGGCTGTTCGCTTGTTTGGTAAGTGGCACTATAAAGGGTAAAACATGAAATTATTAATATGCAGTTTAATCTTGCTTATGCTTTGCGGATGTTCTGTTAAAACAACCATTACATTGCCTGATGAGTCCGTATATAGTATTAAATCTAAATCTGATGCCATAGTATCATATAAGAATAAAGACGTTGAAATAACAGTTGACAATCGTGGTAATCGTTCTGGGTTTGAACTTTTATTTCCTGCAATTTTAAATAAATCCCCGGACGTGGTTATAGGCGATACTAACTAATTTTTAGTTATATCTTTAATTATCCGAATAGCCAAGCTATGATACAAATTATAATTACAAACCCGATATTTATTTTTTTTATTAAAGCATAGAAAACCTGGTGCTGCGCCCCTCCTTCGCTTTCGGGATAACTATTGCAATCTCTGTCTTATTCTCAGTTATATATGGCTTATAATGACTCATAAAGTAGCCCAATGTAATTGCACCTACTATTAAAGCAAGTATTATAATGGCTATGTATGCTGGTTTCATAAGTTACCTAACGATTAAGGATTGCTCCGCATTCAAGGCATTGCCAAAGGCCGCTTAAAGTTATGCGAATATTATCATGTTCGCATGGCTTTTCACCAGCTCTTTCCATTCCTATCATATGGCACTTGCGATGATCGGCCTCATCGTTTTGCCCGCATATTTTACAGTACATATCATTCATATTGCCTCCACATACAACTTGACGCAGCGGGTGTTAGGTGACGATATTCATCTTTAGGTTCATAATTATCACAAATACCCATAGCAAACGATGGACAATCTTTTTTAGAACACCATGCACCGTTCATCGTAGAAAACCACCAGCAAGAACCACAACACCTCGGAATATTTTTAATTTGTTTTATTCTCATTTTACACTAACAGTTGCGGTCAGCCGCAAGTTTATGCTGTCGGCTGTGCCCCAGGAGCATTCACACATATTCAAATTCAATTCTCATTATCGGTCTGCCGTACCAAATTTCTTTATTATGCGAGCATAGAAAATCTATAAACTCTTGGGGTGTCATCTCTGGGAATCCTTCTTTTTTACATTCATCTTGAGTAATTTTCTCTAATCTTAATTCTTGCAACAACGCTGATTTAATTCTGATCTGGCATATACGTTTGATTTTCTCTCCCTTTTTCAATCCTATACATTTTTCTACAGCATTAACAATATCCCCAGGCTGTAAATACCACCAGCCAAGACGGCGCGTAACAGTCTTAGTACGATTCTCAATTTGTTCTGTAGTGAGTACAAAGCTCATATTTCTTGGCATATTTTTCCTTGTGTGTGTGAATGCTCCCGTGGCAAAGCCACAGGCTTCGAGTAACGGGCAAAGCCCTGCGGGGTAGTTCACAGTATGATAGTCTCAAAAACAGGCCCCTTAGCTTTAGTAAACACATAAAAATCAGTACGATATCCAAACCCCCAAGATTTAATATATATTATAGTAATGCTATTTATGTAGAACCCTTGCTGCTCTAACTTTAAAAGCCTTGTTGCTGTCATTGAGTTCGCAAGACATAAAATCCCAAAACCCTTGCGAGAACATCCAGCCATTTTAAAAATAAACTTACGTGGTTGCGAAAAAGGTATGTTCGTAACAACCCAATCATATTGTTTAGAGCAATGCAAAAAGTCTTTGCCCATATCTATCTCAAAAAACTCTTTGTTTTTAGAAGGAAAGTTATTATAAAATATACCACGTCCAAAGCAGGGATCACACCAACTATCATTATCAGATGATGGAATTTTCTCAATAAGACGAATAGCAACGCTTTCAGGTGTAAATATTCTATCTCTGTCTGAATGTGCATGTTTTGACTTTCTCATAAAAGCCTCCCAACGATATAGCTCACGGGCAGCGGCGGCGTTAGTTTGCCGTCCTGTGCATTTTTTTTGTTATCTACTTTTATTGTTATTGGTTAATAATCATCATTCCATTGCTTATTATCATCTATGAGCATTTGCTTGCGTTGTGCGATTGATAATTCCAATTGCCCTAAAATATAACAAAGGTAGGAGATGTTATCCTCTGTAAGATAGTCATAAATCCCCGCATAGTCTATGATAGACTGTTTAGCCGTAAAACTATATCCAGTTCCCGCTTAGCCTCTCTAATCGATTCTTCAAAAGATTCTTTAGTTTGTTTCTTTAAAGGCATTCCTTCGGTAATTTTTGCTCGATTTTCCATTGTTCTCTCCTTATAGATAACGTCTGAACTCACCTGCACCAGAAAAATGATACTTTCGCTATGGCTTAGTTTTGCTCTGTATCGGCCAGAGTTTTGGCAAGCCCGCTTCTGGTGTCAGAGTGAAGTGATTGGTTGTGCGAAAGCCTATAGTAATAATTTTTCTTTAATAAGAACTTAAGAGCAATGAGTCTTTCTTTTGGATTTTCTATACTATCAATAAGTATAAAAAGTTGTTCTTGCGTAGCATTCTCATAAATATTTGATACGATAGCCAAAAGTTCTATTATTTCGTTTTCTTTTTTTCTAAACATAGACGATTTAAGGTGTTTTAGTTGAAAGAACTGCAATCAATGCGGTCAATGCGCTTATAGCTGATGCGATTGCAGAAATTAAAGCAAATATCCATATTCTACCTTCTCTGATATGCTTTTCAGCAGCTATTACCCGTTCTTGCACAATAGCGTCATTTGTGCCTGCATCGCTATCAACAGTCCGATCCATTGACACTCCAAGCTCGTTAGCTCTTTTGCGTAATTTATCCCCAGTCAATAATTTCTTGGCCATCACCACCGCCAGGCGTTACGTTTATTTTCAAAGCACAACACAATAGGATCACCGGCACGTAGTGTCCGAGTGAATCCGGTGGTTATATGCCGACTTTGTAAAAAACATTTACCTCGCGGTTAAAACGCAAATCACCTTTTCGGGCACATTCGACATGAACTGGGATAGCCTCACAAATTTTACCATCACTTGTTCCGTCAATTTCTATCAAAGTGCATTCTTTGTCTTTATTCGTGCCACACATAGGACACGTTTGATCTTTTGGAAAGTGTTTAAATGTTCTCATAATATTTCTTCCCTCAAGGCGTATAACGTCTGAACTGAGCAACGGCGCTCGGTTTATGCTCTGATTAATGCCTATCCGAGAACGAACCAGCGTGTTCCGTTGGCTCAAGTGATTGGTTATGTTTCGCCCTCGCTATTAGCTATGGCCTTTTGCGGATCATCTTTAAATTTAATAAAGGTTTTCCCCTCTTTAAAATCAATCCATTGCTCATTATAATAAATACGCATCATATTATCTTCTACAGTTGCAACTGGATGTTCCTGCGGTTTAATAAAAATATCAACTTTCATAATTTCTCCTTTAATAAGAAATAGAACGATTAGGATCAGCTACACGCTTTTTGTGTTAGCTGAATCCGGTGGTTATACGGAATCTTTTGACTCTTCTTTTTCAATTGCCATTACAACAGCTCTTAAAGCAAAAGGTCCTTTCATAATCCCCTGCATAATGATATTTGGATATTTTTTAATCAGTGCTTTTGCATTTTCTTCTGTATATCCATTTTCTTCAATCAGTAATCTTTCAAGTAAAACTATAAAATCTTCCATTGCCACCTCCGTATAACGATGTAGCTTACTGGCAGCGAAACCGAATATTTTTTGTCTTTCCATTTTATGCTATGTTTTATCAATCCACTTTCTGCACCACCTTCGCTGTCCGGTGCAGCGGGTGTTAGGTGGCGCTGAATTAAATCAACACGGATATATTCAATATCAGTATCATTAATCCTGTCTTGGCACCAAGTAACACCCTCAAACCAATCAATGGATTTTTCACTATCTTCATCAACCTGTAAATAAATTTTATCTGGATGTTTACCCATAAGTCACCTAACGATTTAGCTGACCTGCGGCGGCTTTTTGCCGTCAGAGTCCAGCGACTGGTTAGCACTCATTCATATCTCTCAGTGCATCCCACCACGCAATAACATCTTGGGCATTTGGCCACAAAAATTTATATGGCTTTCCACGCCAAGATGCTGCGTTTCGGTATTTCCACATTTGATATTCTTGCCATATAGTCATATTGTATCCCAAAAAAAGTGCTAATGTCTGAGTTAAACTGCGGGCAGTTTACGCCAAGCGCAGTCATTACATCCGGCTTTTCCTTTTAGGTTACATTTGTCGAAAACGGCGCAATTTTGCCCGTCAGATTTCAACGGCTTGTTAGGCGGTAGTGGTGGTAATGGCATCCAGTGTGTTACAAACCGTTCATCAAAATCCCACTCCCATTCATACCCACCGAAATTACAGCCGTCCCAAAAAATACTACCATCGTTATTAAATTTAGCATCAGCCTCTGCTGTCGTTATTAAAATTCCATTGGTTATTAAAACTTGTTGTCGATGATGTGGTTTTTGTTTTTTAATATCAATCCATTTCATTTGTCACCTAACGTCCACCATCACCGGCGGCGAATCGGGCATATCCCACCGAACATATTTGTAGAACCACACGTAGGGCACACCTCTTTTTCTAAATCGACATCACCTTCGTCGTCCGAGTGCATGGCGCTGGTTATTTTATGACGTGGCCTTTAATGTGTTCTGCGTTTATTATTACAGGATGTCGCTTTATAGTATATAGAGGGCCACACAGATGGTCTTGAAGGACTTTTTTTATATCTTCAAACCGACACTCGATATACGCCACATCTTTCCCTTGAGACATGTTCCCGTGAGTCCCATCTTCCATTATTACAACTTTTTGGTAATCTACTTTATACATTCTAAGTGCCTCCTAAGTAATATAACGATTAAGCTGAACCGCAGGCGGTATGCCCACGATATCTAAAGTATTTAACGAAAACGAACTGACTTTTTCCTGTCGGATTCAAGCGTCTGGTTATACGCAAATCTTTGGTTCCAGTTTCCAGCAGCTACTTTTTCCAGCCAGCTAAAATCATATCTCAGTGCCGCATCTATTCGTTTAATCCGACATTTAGGGCATTTAATCTCTATTGATCTGGTTTTTGTATAATCGTTTCCGATGTGTTTAATAATTGGTTCTGAGCCACAAAAGGGGCAATTAGACAATTCAATTTCTTTTGTATTATCCCATGATTTAAACTTCATAAATTCCTTTTGCGTATAACGTTTGAACTCACCAGTGGGCAGGGAATAAGCTTAAAGTAAACTTAGAATACTTTAAATTTACTTTAAACTGTGTAAGTAACTCAAGCCGCACGACCCTGCCCATCTGCGTGTAGTGATTGGTTATACATCGTCCGACTTAATTATTTTTGCAAAGACTAATTCGTCATAGCATTCAGAACATAGCGGCCCGATTTCATCTTCGCCGATCATGGTTTCAGCATAAATAGAATCTTCGCCACGTCCGGCATTTCCCGTTGGCTGACCACATTCGCAGCAATATTCTAAAGTTGTGCCTGGGAATCTACGATTAACTTCCCAATGATCAGATTGTAGCAAAGGCTTATTAATTCCAGTATCTCTATCTTGTTTGATTTGTTCTATCCAATCCATTGCAGTATTCTCCTGATGTATAACGTCTGAACTGAGCCGCAGGCGATATGCCTACAAGCCCCACAGAGTATTTAACGAGAGCGAACCAGCGTGTCCTGTCGGACTCAAGCGGTGTGTTCTATTTCGATTTTGTCAAATTATACAAAACCATCTTGCTTTGCATCGTGTCATGGAATGCTAAATTAGCGGCTATCGGATCAACTCCGCTTTCAATCGCTTTGCCTATACGATAATCAGCGTACATTCCGCAACTACCAATCG